ATTATGAGAAACTTTATTAATGAACAAATAAGAGATATGGAAGATGATGATCCATATTATAGTGAATGGTAATAAACTCAAATCAACTCAATTATTAACTCTTAAAACCAACTCAAAATGAAACTACCTAATGCAAAAATTGAAATGTTAAATGTAATGGTATTAAAATTTTTACCATTTAACAGAAGTATTGACCTTAAACATGTTACAAGATTACTTAATTCTATGTTAAACTTTGGTATTCTTAGAGTACCAGTAATAGTAAAAACCAAATTATTTGGTAAACTGGACTATTATATTGTAGATGGTCAAAATATGGTCTCTGCTTTAATTAAAGCTGATCATAAACAAGCAGATTGTATAGTCTTTGAAAGTGATGATATAGTTCATATAATTGATACTATGGCTGCTCTTAATAATTGTCATCAAATGTGGAAAACAGACAATTATGTTGATGCATATTGTTATATGCCGGGTAAAGAAGACTATAAATTGTTAAAAGTTCACCATTTGTCTACAGGTTTTAATTATTCAGTATCTTCTAAAATATTAAATGGTACTACAGGTAATATTAAAAATGGTAAATTTAAAATTAATTGCTCTGATGCTGATACTATGACAAAAAATCTAATTGAGGTTACATCATTGTTTAATACCAACTATGCCAAGTTTATGTTAGCCTATATTACTTTTGCTAGAGGTGTAAAAGGATATGATCACAAAAAATTTATTCAGTTAGTTGCAAAAGCTAAAGATACATTTCTATAACTCTTAAAACCAACTCCATATGACAGACATGAATCAAATCCTAGATGATTACTTAGAGCATTTACTTAGTTACTATAATGATGCTCAGTAGGAAAATCTCCACAATTTATTAAAGTGTATTAATAAACATTACAAAATTATACTAATTAATCCAAAATTAAAGTAGGGGGTCACATCCTTACTTTTTTTTATGGGGAGTATCACATAAATTATAAATTATGAAAGACATATTTTTTCTAACAGGTGTATTATACATACTCTTTGAGGTGTACATTCTGTGTAACAGTAAAGCAGTAACAAGATTATTTGTAGAACATACCATAAAAAGGATTGGTGAACTAGAAGATGATGAGCATATCCCTACTGAGCATTATTTAAATATTATATCCAAACAGTTTTATATCACTTGGTTGATATTAGGAATGTTTGCTTATCAGTGGGAATTGTTTCTTATAATACTTTTTATTAAAGTATTTGAAAGTATAGCCAAGAGGGTTATAAAAACTAGAAACATTGAAGCTTTGATTCAACTTTCATCTATAACATCACTAATTCTAATACAATTATTGATAATTAGACACTTTTTTCCTGGTAAAATCTAAAGTTAGCCATATAATACCAACTCAAAAACCAACTCATATGAAAAATCTATTAATTATTCCAATTGCTATATTAGCAAGTTGTTCAAGTCACAAAATTGTTTATAAAGTGGATGCATGTCCTAAATGGATTGTTAATAAGCAGTTAATAAGTCATGCAAAAATTATATCAAACAATAACAATTATGCAATTAATTTGCATACTCTTTCCACTACAGTTAAATCACAGTATTAAATAATTCTGAGAGAAAAATGCTGGCAATTATAAAGTTTCTTGATAGTTCTTTAATAGTTGACCAGCACTCTCAGATCCCATTAACCTTAAAACTTATTATTATGAAAAATTTAACTTATGAAGAGTTATACTTATCTCTTATTAAATTGAAATTAGCAAATCAAGCATGGTTATATACATATTTGTATAATTAAATAATACATATTAGTCAGGTGGTGTAATTGGTAACATAGGTCTTAATTGGCTTGGATACAGGTTTAAGTCCTGTGCTGACTAAAAATTGGTCTCATAGTTAAATGGATATAACAGTAGCCTTCTAAGCTTCTATTCTAGGTTCGATTCCTAGTGAGACCACAAATTAAAATCAATATGAAACAAATTAAAACAAGACATGATATTGAAATTTTTGCAGCTAGTATTGCTGTAAACATCTATGAAATACCTGAAAATTTAAGATTAGTATTAGTTTTATCTACTAAAGATTTTCAATCATTAGTAGAAGAAATTAATTCTCTATTAGAAAGTGATAAAATAGATAGATTTACTTACTATTCCCATTCAGGTATTGAATTTGATATAAAACAAAAACCCTAAAATTATGAAAGTAAACCTTAAAAAACTAGCCTATGACAAAGAAGCAATGAATTATGTATACAGAAGATTAAGTGAACAATCTATTACTAAACCATTGGCCAATAAACTTTATAATATAATTAAATTATTAGAGGAGGTTGAAACAGACCTTGAATTGGGTGGTGAATGTATAATTGAACTTGATAAAGGAAGAACTGCCTCTATAGAGGAGAGAGACAAAATGTTAAGACTATTAAAACAATCAGATGATGACATTTAAACAATAACAAAGATGATAAAGGGATTAATCAACAAACAGAAACAAATTAAAACAGTAATGTTTAAAGTTAATTATGGTAATAAAACAGTAATTGAATCTTTACCATTACATCCATCTGATTACAACAAAGAATTTGAACAAGCACAACTTGTAGATTTTACCATAATTAATAGTTGGGCAGATCTACATGTAATCCATTATGCAAAATTAGTATGAAAGACACAGCAGCTTATTACCTAAAACAAAAAGTAAAGAAGAAACTAGAAAACATTTACACTATTGAAGATAAATTAATAGAAAGTAAAATGGGAGCTACTAGTAAAGATTGTTATAACTATTTGTTTATTACAATGATGAATGAAACACATGATTTATTAGAATTAACTAAACCTAAAACTGAAAACTATGAGCAATTTAACCATTAAATCCAACAACTATATCAACCACAGTTCAACATTAAATTTAATAACAATGGAAAAGTGGTGGTCAAAGAAATCATCTCCAGATGACATAAGATCAACTTTCAATGCAGAATTACTTAAGAGAGTAATTGAATGTAAGCTAGAATTAAATAAATAAAATCTATGAGCAAGGGTAGTAAAACTTTTTCATTTAAAACAGAATCAGGTGAAATAATTAAAATTCAAAGAAAAACTCAAAAAGATGCAATAAAAAGACTAGCAGAATTAGTTACATCAGTAAAAGAATGGCCTTATATGAAAATATATAAAGATAAATAGACTTAATTATGGAATTAAAAGATCCTATAGAAATAAGACTACATCAGTTAACTAAAAACTTTGATTATAAAGATTGGAGAACTCTTAGAAATGAAAATTATTGGTGGGTGACACATCCTGTAACTAATGAAAAGAAACCAAGAGATAAGTATAGTAGATTACAATTAACTGAATATTATGTAAAACATGGTGTTCCTAAACCAATTTAAAATTAATTAATTATGAAACTAGTAACAGATAATGCTTTTAGTAAAGCATGGAAAAAAGACTGCCACAAATAACAAAACATGAATAAAACAACTTGTATAAAGTGTGGTAAACCAGCAGATAAAGTTTACAGACCTGACTTAGATTTAACAGGTATAGGTATGTGTTCTGAGCATGAACAAGAGGTTACTATTGATATAATAGCATCTCTAATAAATGAAGATGGTTGGAAAAGATTTGAGAAAAAATATTTAAAGAAGAAAAATGGTAGTAGAAAAAGTAACTAGAAAGTATGGTAACACTAATATGCAATGGTAATAAGCTTTATTCATATAACAGAGAATGGTTCCCTAAAGTAAATGTAGGTGAGATACTGATATTTGAAGAAGCTTATCCAGAAGTAACAGTTGCAAGAGGCACTTACACAGTAGACAACATAAGACATGTTTTTACTAAAAAAGGAAGCTCTACAAATGTAGAAACTATAATAGAATTAAAAGCATGATAACAAAAGTAACTAGAAAGTCTATGGTCATAAGACCATCAGGCAGAAGCACAGACTTCATCAGCCCTTCCTTTGGTCATGGGTGTTTGTATAACTGTAGTTATTGTGTAACACCTGATACTTTAATAACTACACCAAAAGGAGTAAAAAAGGCTGGAGAAATCCAGGAAGGAGATCAAGTAATTTCTTTTTCCCTGGATACCTTGAAACCTGAAACAGACTTAGTGACTGCAATTGGTCAACGGGATACTGATGAACTTTATGTAATTGAAGTAAATGGACAAATTGTGACTGTAACTGGTGAGCATCCTTTTTATACAAAGAATAGAGAGTGGGTAGAAGCACAACATCTAACTGAAGATGATGAATTACTTTGTGATAATCATGATTTAAACCAATAATGTTGTTTTTATCATAAACATCTATATTGGCTATTTTACAAAACCATCTAGGTATTATATGATGATAATCTATATTATTAGTTAAACCTGATATAGCACAGGTGTTGTAATTTAAACTTTTCTTTAATAAGTACCAGTCATTGGATTGATACTCTAAAGAAACAGATAAACCATCTAAGTAATTAGGATTACCAACACCTTTATATCTTTCAGATATAACTTTACCCTGATTCTTTTTACCCAATCCTTGTTCTGTACAGTTGAAACAATAACCCTGTCTAGCTTTAGACTTAGGTGATTGTTCTCCACAAGATCTGCAAGTTACCCATTTAGTGCTAGCAGAAGGAAGGCTTTTATCTATTAAAAATAAGGAACCTTCAAATTTCTTCATAGTTCTGAAGTCTCTCTTGTAAAATCTGCCAGCTTCCTGAAAAGTTCTGAACACAGGTTTAGATGCTTGAGTAAACATCTCAGTATACATTTTTTCACATGTATTATTACAAAAGGATGTATCCTTTTTTGTAATTTTACCACAATAAAAACAGCTCATGAATACAAATTTTAAAAAGATTACTAGTATCACAAAGATACACAAAAAAACCAAGGTTGTCAACTTTTCTGTAAAAACTAATGAAAACTATTTTGCTAATGGTATTTTGACACATAATTGCTACATGAAAAGACATAAACCAGAAGGTTTAGATATTGCTACTAATACAATGGATATTCTTACAGCTATTAACAATCATTGTACATTTGCTGATGTAGAGAAACCTAATCAAACACATGAAGAATATATTACATATGATATATCATGTAATGAAGATTTTGCTTTACATCTTAAATACCATGAATGGGAAAAGATATTTGACTTCTTTAGGAAGAACCCAAGAGCTATGGGTTCATTTGCTACTAAGTATGTAAATGAGAGTCTTTTAGATTATAACCCAGAAGGTAAGATCAGGATCAGGTTTAGTCTGATGCCTGATAAATATGCAAGAGTTCTTGAACCTAATACAACTTCAATAGATCTTAGAATAAAAAACATTGACAGATTTATTAAGGCTGGTTATGATGTGCACATAAATTTCTCTCCTGTAATTGTAGCAGGTGACTGGTTAGTGGAGTATGGTGAACTCTTTAGACAGATACAAGGTACTGTTGAATACAAAGATAAAGTCAAAGCTGAAGTAATATTTCTTACTCACAATGAACAGAAACACAAGTATAATTTAATTAACAATCTTCCAGGTGAAGAAGAATACTTATGGGTTCCTACAATACAAGAAGATAAAATATCACAATATGGTGGTAAAAACATAAGGTATAAACATGACCTTAAATCTTTATTTATTGATAAATGGACTAAATTACATAATAGTATAATTCCTTGGAATACAATAAGATATATATTTTAACTATGAAAATTACACATGAAAGCTTACTAGAAAATGGTTGGGAGGGGAATGAAGAAGAAGGTAGATACACCAAAAAAGACCATAGAGATTACAGTGATTCTTCTTTTGTCTTATTCTTAAGTAGAAACTATGGTGTTGAAGACAACTATAAAGTAAAGCTAATAAGAACAGTTCCTGACACAAACTGTGAAAATGTAGAGATCAACATAAACTGTATGACCCATGCAGATTTAAAAGCACTAGAGTTTGTATTTCACAAAGCAGGTGCTGTAGGTATAATCAAAAGATTATTAATAAACTATTAAACTATGAAAAGCAAAGAAGAAATAGATGAGTTATACCATAAATATTGGGATGACTTTAGTAGTGAGTATGATGATAATTTACATTATTATTCATTTGTAGAAGGTTACTTACAATGCCAAGAAGATATGGCTAAAGATGTAGAATATTGGAAAGGAGAGTTTGATCATTGGCATCAACAAGCTATGGATATGGCTGATAAAAAATATACAGAAAAAGATATTAGAAAAGCTATTAAGTTTGGTCAAACTATGGAGTTATTACCTATAACTTTATATGTAGTGAGTGTGGTACCAAGTACAGCTCACCAGAATTAACACCTCCTCCAGGTATTAAATGGAGTGATGGTCATGTATGTACACCTAAACCTGTAGAAAATGGAAAATAACATACCAACAGCAGAAGAGTTTTGGCTACAAAATAATGGTCAACATCAAAACACAGCAAAAATGATGATTGAATTTGCTAAACTACATGTTGAAAAAATATTAGAGTTACAACATCTTAAGTATTATGCAGGTGAAACAGGTTATATTAAAAAAGAAGAATGGGAAGAACTAATAACTAATATAAAATAACATGAATAAAGAATTTGTAACATATGAACAAGCAGTAGCTTTAAAAGAGTTAGGATTTGATGAACCTTGTTTAGCTTATTTTGATGCAGAAAAAGTGTTTAAGTTTCCAGGAACAACTATGTGTAATAGAAACTTTTTAGATCTTTTAACTCTAACAGCACCACTCAATCAACAAGCATTTAGATGGTTTAGAGAGAAGTATGGATTAATGCATATAATAAACCCATATAATTTTACTGCAGAAATTGATTACTTAAATGAAAGAGTAGTAGATGAAAAATATGGCGATTTTATTCCACATGATCATTTAGTAGATAATAAATAATATGAAAGTTGAAATTTTAGGACATTATGGTTCAGATGAAGTTATTGCTTTATCAGCATGGACAAGTACATCAAGAGATTTAGATGTTGAGAAAAGGAAGAGAATTCCTAAACTAATAGAAATGCTATGGAATGATGGTCATGAAACTCCATTTGAGAAAGGTTCTGTACACTTTCTAGTAACATGTGATATAGCAAGTCACATTCATTTATTAAAGCATAGAATAGCCTCTATTAATGCAGAATCAGCTAGGTATAAAGAGTTAAAAGAAGATAAGTATTACTTACCTAAAGATTGGAGAGGTATCACTTTAAAATCTCAACTTGAAATAGGTGGTCCTGAAAATAAAATGATTGACTGGTATGAAAGACTAGAGGTTTTCACTGTTGAAGCAAATGAGTTATATCACCAATCATTAGAAGAACTTACTCCTATACTTGGTAGAAAGAGAGCTAAAGAATCAGCAAGATTTTTTAAGACATACAATTCAGAAATAACAGCAGATGTTATGTTCAATATGAGATCCTTTGCAAACTTTATTAAACTAAGAAACAATGAACATGCTCAATTAGAAATCAGAATGATTGCTCAAAAGATGTGGAATTTAGTTGAAGATTTAGAAGGAAGTCCATTTGAATATACTTTACAAGTAATTAAAAACAAAATTTTTAAAAATGGCTAAAGACTACATTACTATGGATGTATCCATTAAAGAAATAAAAAATTTACTTATAAAAAATTTAAGTTGGAGATTAGATAAGATTAAAACTTTATCATTACCAGGTACTAAAGATGATTTTTATATTCCAGTAAGAGTAGAAGCAATAAATCTTTACAGGGAACCATCTATAGAAGTAAGATTTAAAATGGTAAATACTACAGATCAAGAAGTATTTGATATGTATTATGTTGATGATTATAGACTGGCTTTTAAAAGTGAAGATCCAGAACAAACACTAGATGAAATAGAAAAGATACCAGATGAGGTATAATTTTTTATTTTTGTACAAATTAATAAAATATGATAAATCAAACACAAACTGATGGAGAATGGACAGGGTCCAAAATAAGAACATCTAATCTATTGAAAGAAAAACCAGAATTTCCTAAGAAAAAGAAATTCGTGTATTTGGACAAGTATGAGGTCCAAGTAGAAGAAATAAAGAATGACTTAACAGAAATCCATAAAGATATTCAAAGACTATATCATTTAGGAGTTATACTTGCTTCCTCTACTGCTTTGTATTGCATATATAAGTTAATAGCAATGCTACATTAATCCCCACCCTTTATTTATTTTTTATAAACCAGGTTAATAGCCTGGTTTTTTATTTGTATTAACTAATCTAAACACCAAAATCATGGAAACAATCAACCATAATCTTTAAGGAGAGTCTGACACCATTTCATCCATATGATTTTACTAAGGATTTAAAGATTGCTGGTAAAACTGGTATACCTTGTAAGTTAGATGGAGAACCAATCTATAGGAAAACCTTCTACACAACCAAAATGGACCAAGAAAGTGTATCAGTAGTACACAACAATCAAGATGAAATCAAAATGGCAAGAGCAAGACTAAAAACAAATCACTATAGTATATCAGACATATCAGAATTGTAATAATAAGGGTTAGCAATAACCCTTTATTTAACATCTAAAAACTATCATTATGGAAAAGAAAACATCAAGATTTGAGAAAGACCCTTACAATAAGGTTCAGAATTTTTTATACAATAGAGCTTTACATGGCTTGAGTATGTACTCCAAAGAAGAAATTGCAGAAATGCATTGGGAGAAAAAGAAGAAAATATTAAAATATCAAAGAAAGACTCAAAAGGTTTTAAACCTTTGGAAACAAGAAATAACTAATGGTATTGCAAATGAGATTTTTATTAGACTATTTCCAACTATGGAGATAACTAAATCATTAGTAAACTTCTATGGTATTCAAGCAGATGAAGAACATGTAAACATTTTAACTTTTAAAGATTTGAATATAAAGAAAGAAAATATAATTGATAAATTAATCAGTTCTAAAATCTTACCAAAAAACTTTAAATGTTTAGAATGTAAAGAAGGTTATGAAGATCAAAAAAAAGTTATGCAGTAATTGTGGTGTAGAATCTGTTATTTGGAAGAGTAGTGGTGGTAAGAAGCTTTGTAAAAAATGTGCAATGGAGAACATTGTGTTTAAACCAACAAAAAAGCAAAAGCCTATTGCCCCACGCTCTACTAAAAGATCTGCTGAAGAAAGAATCTATTCAGGTAAAAGAATTATCTATTTAAAAGAACATCCTAGATGTGAAGCTAAAATTCAAAATGTATGCATTGGTGTAGCAGACCAAATACATCATAAGAAAGGTAGAATAGGTAATGATCTTATTGATGAGAGTAATTTTTTAGCATGTTGTGGACCATGTCATCACTTTATAGAGAATAACAGAGAATTTGCAATGCAAGAAGGATTAAGTATTAAAAGAATAAACTAAAACAATATGGGATATTTAACAATAAACACAGATGTAGATTTAAACTATGATGATATTGATGATGACGATTTAATAGAGATTATAGAATATAAGCTTAGCTTATACAAAAAGAAAAAGGATCCTAAATATCTTAAAGATCTTAAGACATCAATTTATGATTGTCTTAACTATGATACAGCAGGAGAACCTATAGATGAAGAGGGTACTGTACAAGACTGGTTGAAAAATAAAGTAGTTTTTGACTTAGTTGCTAAGTATAGACTAGAAGAATTAGAAGCATTTTTAAATAAAGATTAAACAATTAAAACTTAGAAATCATAGGACAATATTACAAGGCAATAAACATAGACAATTTAGAGTATGTATCACCACATGATTATGATAATGGTGCTAAATTGATGGAACATAGTTACATAGGTAACAATTTTGTAGAAGCTGTAGAGTTTTTACTAATAAATGATGGAGAAAATAAAGCCAGATGGGCTGATAGTAAAATAATATGGGGTGGTGATTATGCTGATCCTGAAGAAGATCAGAACTTTCATTCTATGGTTGATGATAATGGCTCTAGTTTATTTAATCTTATTGAAACTGTTCCTACTAATTATCAATTCTTAGTTAATATGACTAAGAAAGAGTATGTAGATAAAGAAAAATGTAATGTAATTTCTGCATCATGGTCAAGCAGACATGTTATACATCCTTTACCCTTACTTATAGCAGAAGGTAATGGAAGAGGTGGTGGAGATTATCATGAAGAAGGTGATGATAAATTTGTAGGAAGATGGGCAAGAGATGTGATTAATGTAATGAAAGTAGTCCCTGAAGGATTCACAGAAATTATCCCTAATTTTGATGAAAAATAAAAATGGTAGCTATTCATGAATTACAGCAAATAATGTGGGTTACAACACCTCATGGTGATGGACAAGTGTTATTCCTTATGGA